GCCAGTTCGTCAACCTGACGTCCGGATCGATCTACCACGCCTACGACCGCAAGCTGAACCAGTGCTTCGACACTGTGCAGCCCGGCGAGCCGCTGTTCATCGGCATGGACTTCAACGTCGGCAAGATGGCGGCGATTACGCACGTCAAACGTGACCAGGGCCTGCCGCGCGCCGTGGACGAATTGATGGATGGCTACGACACGCCTGACATGATTCGTCGAATCAAAGAGCGGTACTGGGAACACACCGGCAACGACTACAAGAAGACCTGCGAGATCCGGATCTACCCGGACGCCTCCGGCGATTCGCGCAAATCTGTTAATGCCAGCCTCACCGATATCGCCATGCTCAAGCAGGCAGGCTTCACGGTCATCGCGCCGGCGGCCAACCCACCGGTGAAGGACCGAATCAACGCCATGAACGCCATGTTCTGCAACGCGCAGGGCGAGCGGCGTTACCTGGTGAACCCGTTTACATGCCCGACCTACGCCGATGGCTTGGAACAGCAGATCTGGGCGCCCAACGGCGAGCCGGACAAAAGCCAAGGCAACGACCACGCCAACGACGGCGGCGGTTACTTCATTCACCGCGAGTACCCGATCGTTAAACCGGTCACCTCAATGAAAATGGGAGTCGCCCGATGATGGACGTCACTTTTACTCGTCCCGAGTACAAGGCGGCACAGTACCGCTGGCGCTTGGTGCGCGACGTCTGCAAAGGGTCGGAAACCATCAAGGAGGCTGGCGACCGATATTTGCCAAGGCCGAACGCCTCCGACACCAGTCGAGATAACAGGGATCGCTATGAGGCGTACAAGAAGCGCGCAGTCTTCTACAACGCCACTGGTCGTACGAAGCACAGTCTGGTGGGGGCGGTGTTCCGTACCTGGCCGACCCTGACTGTCCCCGGCGCCCTCGACTACGTGTCAAAGGACATCGACGGTCAGGGTGTGAGTGTTTACCAGCAGTCGCAATCGGTAATCGGGCACCTACTCGAAGTGGGGCGCCACGGACTGCTGGTGGACTACGCCGCAGTCGAGGCTGGAACTGTCAGCAAGGCCGACGAATTATCCGGCCGTGCCCGGGCGAACATCGCCAGCTACACCGCAGAATCAATCATCAACTGGAAAACTCGCCAAGTCGGCGGCCAGCACCTGCTGAGCCTTGTCGTGCTGCGTGAGACGGTCGACGTCGATACCGACGACGGGTTTGGTAGTGAACAGGTCGTGCAATACCGGGTGCTGCGCCTCGATGTCGCTGGGCAGTACACGCAGGAGGTCTGGGAGGAGGGTTCAAGCGCGACAACTCAGACGGTCGCGCCCTTCACTCCACTGAATGGGATCGGCCGGCCATGGCAAGTGATCCCGTTCCAATTTGTTGGCAGCGAGAACAACGACACGACCATCGACGACGCACCTCTGTACGACATGGCCGAAGTGAACATCGGTCATTACCGCAACAGCGCGGATTATGAGGAGGCGGCCTATCTGGTTGGACAGCCTCAGCCCTGGATGGCTGGCCTCGATGAGCAGTGGCGCGATCACATGGAAACTAGCGGGATATTTCTCGGCTCCCGGGCGCCTTGGCTGCTTCCGGTAAACGGCACCTGCGGGGTTTGGCAGGCTCAGCCGAACACAGTGGCCAAGGAGGCCATGGAATCCAAGAAGCAGGACATGGTTTCACTCGGCGCCCGGTTGATTGAGCGAGGCAGCGCGGTAAAGACGGCCACTCAGGCCGACAACGACAGCGCCGCAGAACACAGCGTTCTATCGCTGGTGGTCAGCAACGTGAGCGAAGCCTACAGCCAATGCCTCGAGTGGATGGCCGAGTTCGTTAACGCCACAGGCGAGGTCGTCTACAAGCTCAATCAGGACTTCAGCCAGATCACTCTGGACGCGACGATCCTGGCAGCGCTGTTCAACGCAGTGCAGGGCGGCAAGCTGCCGGAAGGCGACTTCTGGCAGTACCTGCGCGATCGCGGCGTGATCAACCCCGAGAAGACGGACGATGAAATCCGGGACGAACTCGAAGCGCAGAGCGCCGGGCCAGCACTAGACGATACCGAGGTAATTCCGAATGGCGGCAAACCAAGCAATCCTTGATGCCACGATCCGGCACGCCGTCTTCCTCGAGCAGTTGAAGTCGGGGGAGGTGGCGAAGTTCGCGCCGTTCCTCAAGGAGATCGACCGCTCGATCCGTGAGCGGTTGACCCGTGTGGATCTGACGGATTACACCGTCGCTCGCTTGGAGCGGCTGCTGAGCGAGGTCGACAGCCTGCTGCTCGGCATCTTCGACCGGTATAGCGAGAAGCTGAATCTCGATCTGGTGGATATCGCCAACTACGAGGCCGAGTTTGAAGCGACCGGTTTGACCCGTGCGGCGCCGGTCGGCGTCTCGTTCGATGCGGCGGTGCCAGGTGCTGCTGCGATCAGGGCCGCAATCCTTACCAACCCGCTGAGCGTGCGTGGCGCGGACGGCGGCAAGCTGCTCAAGTCGTTCATTGATGGCTTCACTACCACGGAGCGTCAGCGCGTAACTGGCGCGATCCGGCAGGGCTTCTTTGAAGGCCAGACCAACTTCCAGATAATCAAGAACATTCGCGGCACCAAGGCGCTAAAGTACAACGACGGCATCCTTGCCTCGACCAACCGGAATGCCGGTTCGATCGTGCGTACGGCGGTACAGCACGTCGCAACTCAAGCGCGCATGGAGACGCTGAAAGCGAACTCCGATGTCGTTCCGTCGGTGGAGTGGGTCAGCACGCTAGATTCGAAGACCACCAGCCAATGCCGGACGCTGGATAAGCGCCGGTTCAAGCTCACTGAGGGGCCGAGGCCACCCATCCACATCAACTGCCGTTCGACGGTGGTGGCGGTGACTCGGTTCAGCGCGCTATTTGCCGAGGGCGCCACGCGGGCATCCGTCGGTGATAGCGGTGCGCAGCAGGTAAGGGCAGACCTCACCTACTACGATTGGCTCAAGCAACAGCCGGCTTCGTTTCAGGACAAGGCCATCGGCCCGGTACGGGCGAAGCTGTTTCGAGACGGTGGGCTGAGCGTTGAGCGGTTTGCTGAACTGCAGCTTGATCGCAGCTTTTCACCTCTGACCCTATCGCAGATGAAGGCTCTTGAGCCTCTGGCGTTCGAGCGGGCAGGTATCTAAGTCTTGATTTCGGTGATCCGATCCCCATCTATCCGATACACAATAATTTATTGGGGCGTGGCGGATGACTGACTACAGAGCAGTTGAACTGGAGGAGCTTAGCGGCTGGAGACTTGATTACGCCGTTATTCACTACGTGGACAAAGCCTCGGCATCATGGGTTCAGGTAGGACATACCATCCAAGATCACATGAGGAAGAGATTCAAAGATGGAACGGAGGTCCAGTACACGCCGTCGCAAGTGTGGGCTGACGCAGGGCCTCTGATCACTATGTACGGTATTTCGATCGTCAAAGGGGCTGATGGTTACTGGACCTCACGCGTTGGAGATAGCCAGCAATTCAAGCATCACCAGCCACTGGTCGCTGCAATGAGAGCGCTACTCGCTTCGGAATTGAGCGGAGCCTGTGAGGTTCCCTTTTTTGACTAAAGCCAACACTTAGCATCAGAAACTCCATGAGACCCGGCCATTGCCGGGTTTTTTTATGCCCGCAGGCAGGGCCTGCACCTACGTCTCTGGGAGACAACCAATGCTGAAATTCCAACTGGATACCCTGGAAGGGGTAGATGAAGCCGTGCGCGCTCTTTACACCGAGAAGGACGGCAAGTTCGTACTCGGCATTGAAGGTCTGCCGCAGCAAGAGGATGTATCCGGCCTGAAGGCCAAGGTTGATGAACTGCTCGGCGAGAAGAAACTGGCCGAGAAGAAGGCCCGCGAAGCCGAAGAGGCTGCTCGCCTGGAGCGTGAAGAAGCCGCTCGCAAGTCCGGCAACGTCGAAGAGCTCGAACGCTCCTGGTCTGAGAAATACAACCGCCGCGAAGCTGAGCTGAACGGCATGCTGGAACAGGAGCGTGGAACGCTGAGTGGGCAGATCCGGGATCTGACCGTCGGCCGTACCGCTACTGATATCGCGTCCGCCTTGGCTGTTCAAGGCAGCGCCAAAGCCCTGTTGCCGCACATCGAACGCCGTCTGAGCGTCGAGCAGCGCGACGGGAAGCCTGTTGTGGTCGTCCTTGACGCACAGGGCAAGCTCTCGGCGGCAACGCTGGACGAGCTGAAAGCAGAAATCGCGAATGACGCGGCGTTTGCGCCGCTGATCGCGGGCAGTAAGGCATCTGGCGGCGGGGCCGGCGGTGCAGGTGGTGGGGGCGGGGCCCCGAAAGGAAAAATCGGCGGTACCAAAGAGGAACGCACGGCTGCAATCGCGAGCCGGTTCCCAGATCTCCCTCAATCGTAAGGAAATAACTCATGTCCCTGTCGCAAATGCAGGTTTTCAACCAGTACATCATGCCGGCGACTCTCGAGACGCTGGACCAGTACCTGGCCGCTTTCAACGCTGCAAGCCGCGGCGCGATCGTGCTGTCCCCGGACGGCTTCACTGGCGACTTCTTGCAGGAGTCGTTTTTCCAAACCCTGGCCGCTGCTCAGCGCCGCGTGGATCGCTACAGCGCCAACGCCGCCGTTGCTGCCACCGACCTGACCGAGCTGAAGAACACTTCGGTGAAGGTCGCCGGTGGCTTCGGCCCGATCCGCTACGAGCCATCGCAGATGACCTGGCTGGAGCGTCCAACCGCGCAAGGCATCGAAGTCGCGAGCCGCGCGTTTGCCGAAATCCTGCTGAAGGATCAGCTGAACACTGCGATCGCCGCTCTCGTCGCTGCGATCACCGCCCAGGCTGCCGCAGTCAACGATGTGTCGGCGACCGCAGGCATCACCTACGCCGGCCTGAACAACGCGCATGCGAAGTTCGGCGACGCCAGCCAGAACTTGGTCACCCAAGTGATGCAAGGCACCAGCTACCACAAGTTGGTCGGCCAGAACCTGGCGAACCAGCAGCAGCTGTTCCAGGCGGGCAACGTTCGCGTGGTGGACATCCTCGGCAAGATCACCGTTGTGACGGATGCCCCTGCGCTGATGCAGGCCGGCACCCCGAACAAAGAAATCATCCTGTCCTTGGTGCAGGGCGCTGCACTGGTCCACGACGGCCGCGACATCATCAGCAACGTCCAGACCACCAACGGCAAGGAGCGGATCGAAACCACGCTCCAGACCGACTACACCTTCGGCTTGGGTCTGAAGGGTTACACCTGGGACACCACCACCGGCGGCAAGTCGCCGACCGACGCCGAGCTGGCGACCGGTACCAACTGGGACAAGACCGCTACCAGCATCAAGCACACCGCCGGTGTGGCTCTGATCGGTGACGCCTCCAAGTAACCCTGTGATGTCCAAGCCGGGACGTGTGCCCGGCTTGGCGGAGATGCAATCATGAGCAACAAAATCTGGTATCTGCCCGGACCGT